ATGAATCGCAATGCTGCCTTCGGGCAGTTCAGGGCTTCCGCATAGAAGCGGATACCCCGGGCGAAGTAACCACATAGGACGGCTTGGCATCGTTAAGCCTGAAGAATGCCCCCTGAGTTTGCCATACCAAGGATGACCCGTAGTACATGCTGCCCGACCTAACAACGTATTCAGCGTTACCCCAATTCTGATTCCTGCTATGCCCGTAGTATTTTCCAGTTGTAGCGAAACCCTTACCATCAAAGGAAACATATTGGCCGTCTCCTGTTATTGCGGTATTGCGGCTCAGGGTGGCGCCGTTCCCGCCGACCATGGACCCGGTGAAGTTCGCTGTAATTTCTTCCGACTTTCTGCGGCTTTCGTAGAGCGCCTCGGTTTTAGCTTTGGTCTCGGCGAGGAGACGGTTGGACTCCTCCTCGCCGTCCCATGCGAATAATGCCGAGGTTGTTAACAGTAGAATTAAGGTTGCTTTCATTAGGGCTAGAATATAAAAAAATGAAATGGAGTCAACAAAAGAAATGAGGCTTGGGAACAGGCAGATTGGGGCGGTCGGTGTCGCCAAGGTCATCGCGGCATTGTTCCGCAACGGCTACAACGTGCTTACCCCTGTCGAGGATTTCTCGGGGTATGACCTTGTGGCCGAGAAGAACGGGAACTTCTTTCGCATACAGGTGAAGTCAACGCAAGGCACCGAGCTCAACAGGGTGTTCTACCGATTCTGCACCGGCACGGGGTGCTTTGCGAAAAAACGATACTCGGAAAGCGATGTTGACTACATCATCTGCTACGCGCTCGACGCTGATTTGTATTGGATTTTTAAGACAAAAGAGTGCAGCACGAAGACGAAGAAATGCCACCCAAAGACCGGCTCCTCATGGCGCATCATAAACGATCTCTGACACCCAAGCAGGCTTGGCGCTTGTTCGAGGACAAGGTCGCTCATTGTAGCTCGGTGGAGCAGGCGGCGGAATGGCTAAGGCAGCACCCGCATATAGCCAAGAAGATGACCGGGGCGGGCCTTTTACAGTGTTTCGACGAAGATTCTGGGCTTAAAAAAAGTCGTTGACATAAACGCCCCCCGGCTGGCATAGTCCCCGGGATGGAGGGCAAAGAGATTTCCGACCTTTCCGCGATGCGGAAGAGCGACCTTATATCCATGCTCAACATGATCGTGATGTCCATGTGCTTGGACAACGAGTCAAGGTCGATCACCATAACAAGCAGGGCTTTCGAGGAGGCGGTCAAATTTACCACCAAACACCCCAACGCCTATATCAATTTTGACACAGACCAGAACGGAGACATCAACCTAACATTAATGGAGTCCATATGGGAAAAATAAATTCACGACGTAAGGGGGCGGCCGGCGAGCGGGAGTTCGCCTCATACCTGCGGGAGCAGGGATGGCAGAAGGCTCGCAGGACGCAACAGTATGCCGGCGATCCCGAGGGCGGTTCTGGGGATGTGGTCTGTGCGAACTTCCCATTTCACTGCGAAGTAAAGCGCTGCCAGCAGATTAAGCCGGAGCAGTGGATGGTGCAGGCCAAGGGCGATGCGCCGGAGGGCAAGATCCCGGCAGTGTTCTTCCGCCGCAACGGAGAGAAGAAATGGCTTGCCATTGTCGAAGCCGATGATATTTGCGAGATCGCACGTCACATCGCGCCACCCAATTTTGTTGTTGACGTGGTGGCTACCCATCCTGTAGCAACTACCGTGGCACAGGGATTTGTAATACCTTCAACCCCAATAAACCCAAACAAAATACAATAGAAAGGACAGTATAACATGGCACTAACCATCAGCGCAGAATCAAAAAACTCGGAACGTCAGTTACCGGAGGCGGGAGCCACGGTCGGCATTCTATTCAGCTTGGTCGACCTTGGTCACCAGAAAACCAATTGGGATGGCGAGGAGAAGTGGTCCCCCAAGGTCCGCCTAACCTTTGAGCTTCCTGATCAGGTTCTCGAGGGCGAGGTTACCGAGAACGGCAAGACCACGAAAGTGACCAAGCCGATGATCGTATCCATCGAGCAGACCCGGTCGCTTGGCGAACGCGCAAGCCTTCGCAAGCTTCTGGAGCAGTGGCGCGGTCAGGCGTTTACCGCCAAGGAACTTCAGGCGTTTAGCCTCAAGAACCTGCTTGGCAAGCCGGCCATGCTGACCCTTGTCCACAAGACAAGCCAGCAGGGCAGGAATTACTGCGCCATTGCCGGTGCTTCCAAATTGCCCAAGGGCATGAAGGCGCCGTCGGAGACGCAGAACGAGCATGTGTATTACGAGATCGAGCAAGGCGAGTCCGGTGACTTTTCCAAGTTGCCGGAATGGTTGCAGGGCAAAATCCGCGAGTCCCGGGAGTTTGCCGGCAATGCACCGGTTGCGAAAGCGACCGATGTAAACGGCGAAAAGATGCCGTTCTAATCTAGTGGCTCTTACTTTTTCACAGAAAGAGCCAAACCAAACCCGCTTGGTCTTCACGGACCAAGCGGGTCATTGGTATAATGCCGAGGGCAAGTCGGCTCATGTAATCATTGGCAAGACCGGTCTGGAGCGCAACACAACCGTCGGCGACGCAAGGAAGCTTGGGCTTTACCCGAGCGTGACGTCGGTGCTGGCGGCGATGGCAAAACCGCAGCTTACCAACTGGCAGATGGAGCAGGTGCTGCTGGCGTCCATCAATATCGCTAGGGAGCCGGACGAATCGCTAGAGAGCTACGCCAAGCGAGTGATCAAGGCGTCCAAGGAGCAGACCACCAAGGCGGCCGAGCATGGCACCCGCATGCATGAGGAAATGGAAAAGATTCTTATGGGTCAGGAGACTTCCAAGGATGAGCGGATGGCGCCCTATATCAAAACATTCAAAGAGTGGGCGGCCGAGAATGTGACCAAGACGCACTGGTGCGAGCGTGCGCTGGTCGGGGCGGGGTATGCCGGCAGGTGCGATGCGCTGGTGGATCTTAATGGTGTCGGCACCTGCATCATCGATCTAAAGAACCGCAAGGTCAACGATCGCTATGAGCCGTTTTTTGAGACGGACGTTGCGCAGTTGGCGGCGTACAGGATGGCGTGGGGCGATACCAGCGTTGGTTGCGTTTCGATTGTATTGGCCGCGAATGATCCAGAGAAGATTGTCACAAGGGTCTGGGACGAGCGGGAGATTTGCGAAGCCTACCAAGCATTTTCTGCTTTACTCAAAGTATGGGCTTGGGTAAAGCAATACACACCACCGGGGATGAAACTATGACACCACCCACCATTGAAGAACTTGGCAAAGCAGCAGAGGATATTGTATGGCGGGTTATGGGCAAAGGCTCGGAGAAATCCGCCTATGGAGAGTGGTTTAATGTTGACAAGCCGGTGCATGATTACCATATAGGTCGCGCTATGCGTCACTTGTCCACAGCCATGTTGCAGTTGCAGAAGTCAACGCCTTGCCCGGACAATAACGGGGAAACAGCAGCGGATCATCTCGAGAGGGCATTGGTCCGCGCGTTGTTTACTTGGGCGCAAGTAAAGAAAGAGGTACCAAGACTATGAAGAAACTGGAGGACATAACCGTAACATTTATCTGGGGAGGCAAGGAGGCCACGGCTTTTGCAGACGTGATCTACAAGACTCACCGGGTTGACATCGGGCCGCAGGGCCACCGTGAACATTATATGGCCGACGTGCCTTATGACATAGATCTATCTAGGATCGAAGTCATGATCGACGGCAAACAGATTAAGGATGATGAGAATCTTAAGGAGTTTGCGACGCAACTCCTGCTGGAAGAAGCTGACTACCAGCTTTGCGAGATGGTATGAAGAAGGTCGTACTTACTCAGGCTTTAGGTGACGATTGGCTGGAGGTTCTCAAGCTTACCAAGCCGCGCATGGAGGAGTATTGCCGCAGGCACGAACAGGACTTCATCTCCATCGAGAAGCCGCTGGCGCATCCGGTGCAGTACAGCAAGCTGATTATCCCGCACCTGATGACGACCAAGGGCTACGATGTCGTCACCTTCCTTGATGCTGATGTGCTGGTTGCGCTGGACTGCCCGGATATCTCCAAGGATGTCGAGAAGTTCTGCGCTTTCGACGAGGGGTCATATCTCGACCGAAAACCGGGGATGGCTGCCCTAGCGAAAGCTTTTGGTTACAAGATCGACCCGCGATTCTATGTCAACACCGGGGTCTTTGTGGCGACAAAAGAAGTTGCCGGGATCTTCGCCCAGCCGCCCATCGGATTGTTTCCCAATCACTTTGCCGAGCAGACATGGATGAACATCATGGCGCATCTGTGCGATCTGGACCTTCAGGAACTTGACCCGGTCTACAACTGCATGACCAGCGTCGAGCAGCACTTCGGTCTCAATCGTTACCATGACGCATACATGATTCACTACGCCGGACAATCGAACGATATGAGCAAGCTTAGGACGCAGATTGAGTCGGACATTAAGAAGCTTGAGGAAGAGATACGATGACACCGGTGCGAGTTGTTCAGGCAAACGGCAAGTACAAGCTTGAGACTATGATGGGCAAACCGATAGGCCCAAGACTATGGGGCGCGGTACCGCCAAACGGATTGCCACCGATCGATGACGAGTTTGACACAAAGGATGCCGCTAGGGATGCGGCAGAATTATGGAACATGTATGCGGTTTGGTGTCAGGACCGCTCAGGAAAGAACAAAAAGAAATGGTCTCGACGCAATTAACATCGGGGGATTACGACGCAAGAATCCAGCAGCTTGCCGGGGAAATAGTCATCCGCGCAATCGACGACATAAGGATGCTACAGAGACGAGGCATCCTGAATGGGATACAACCGACAGGTGCAAGAAGCAAGAACGTCAGGGACTGCAATTGCTACCGCCGAGTTGAGTCTGTCAGGAAGCTTGTGGACGATTTCTCTAATGGCGTGATCCTGTTCTGGTGCAAGGTGGCCGGGATAGATATTGACCAAGCAACCCTCAATCGTGTAATAAAGAAGAATCATGGAACTAATTAAAACCATACTCGAGATGTCGGTAAACGTGGCCGCAATTATTATTATGTTTGCGGTAGTCCTATCCATCATTGCCGGTGCGGTGGGGTTTATCCTATGGCTATTTGACAGGATCAGGGAGGAGCGGACACAGTGGCAAAATTGGGACAGGTAAAGATTCTGGGTGAGCGCAAGGTAAGCATGGTCGAGCTTGATCTCGACATGGACGACCAGACAATAGACAGGCTCGCGCATATCGGCTTCAATCAAATCAAGTATGACAGACAGGAGCTTGCCGCATACGCCATGAGGAAGGCGATTGAGGCATTTGCAAAAGGAGACAAGAAATGCACACCACAAATCAAGAAGCAGCGTTTAAGCAAAAGATCCTGACGGCCGTAACGGTCCCAGAAGTATTCACCCGCTCGCAGTGCGAGATGATTATCCGAGACGCCGAGATCATCGGCATGACCCGGGCGCCCGTGCTTGCCAAGGACGGCAGCCGCGTGACAAGCCGCACCCGCACCTGCGCGTCATGCTGGTTGCCCAAGTCGCCGCACTTCCAGTGGGTATATAATTATCTGGCAGCGGTTGTATCCGAGGTTAACAATGAACACTACAGGTTCGACATATCGGACATGCAGCAGTTGCAGGTGCTTAGGTACAGGCCGCTCCAGAAGTTCAAATGGCATTTCGATACCTACGACGGCAGCGACCGCAAGATGACATGCGTAGTGAACCTGTCCCGGCCGGAGGATTACGTCGGCGGCGGGCTATGCGTCGAGGCGGATTGGCATGGCGTAGAAAAGTCGACGCATCAGGGGTCGGCAAACTTCTTCCCATCTTGGATTAAGCATAAGGCCAAGGCACCACTGCTCGGTACGCGCTGGGCGCTGGTGGCATGGATCACGGGGCCGGCATGGAGATAAACGTCACGCTCACCGCCAACGAGATTCTGGTCGCAGGATACGTTGGCATGCGCAGGAATGCGGAAGCGAGCTATATGCGCCGTAACCCCAGATTCCCCGAGAAGGTGGTTGGCGAGCTATGGGGATATCATATCGAGGCCGCACACGCCGAGCTTGCGGTTGCCAAAACGCTGGGGATCTATTGGGGATTCGGGGTCAACACGTTTCATGTGCCTGACATCGAAAACACCAACCTAGAGGTACGGTGGTCGAGCCGGAAGGATCTCAAGATACGACCGGACGACACCGGGATCGTTGTGTCGGTATCCGGCCGCTGCCCGGACTATACGATTCATGGATGGATTCACGCCGAGGATGGCAAGAAGGATGAGTACAGGTTCAGCCAACACCCGCCTTGCTTCTTTGTGCCGCACGCCAATCTCAAACCCCTATCGGAGTTAAAACTACATGATTGATATAGGACCAAACGAAATGCTTATGTTCGCCATTGGCGTTGCGCTATTGGCAATGTGGATGGACCGCAAATGACCTTCGCCTCAAACCTACCGCGCCATCAGTACGTCATGGTGGACCGCCAATTCTGCTCTCAGGGTAAGGAGCAGGGATGGGAGGATGCGGTCTGGTTCGGGTTATACTCGGTGCCGCACCGGGCTTGGGGATGCACCGTCATGCTCAAGTGCGGCGCCCTGTACCGTGGGCTGCCCCTGCATGCGCTCGCATTCCCGGGCGGAACGGAAGAGCCGTGGACCTTGGGCGACGCGCAACGCTGGGATTGTTTCGGCTGGAACTTCACCACGATCGAGTATGACTACCTGCGCGAACTGGACTGTCAGGTGTGGCTGGCGTCACGGCAGGTTTGGATGCAGGGATCGTACATGTTCACGGCCGAGCCTTATGGTGACGCTTATAGCATGGAGCCTAGCCAAACAAAGTCGCATCACTTCATCGAGCTTGCCAACGGCCGCATCACTTGCGTCCCGGGGAACAACGTCATGTTCAAGGAGGCGTCTTTCACCGGAAAGAATTCCCTTGCCAAACCCACATGGCTTAGGGTACAAACGAAAACCTTCCACGCCGAAGAACAACCGTTCGACGGGGTCGTGGGGGAAGAAACAGCATAAGGAGGTAGGCCATGCCACTAGGTAAGAACGTAGGTAAGAACATCAAGGAACTGATGGCGGACAACCGCAAGAAGGGCAGCGCCCGGGGTGCCGGCGGCAAGCCGCGATCCCGTAGTCAGGTGTTGGCGATCGCGCTATCCGCCGCAGGGAAAAGCAAGCCGAGCCGGCGGTATCCGAAAACCTTTCGCATCCGCACGTCTTGAGCCAGAAGATCGATTGGTTGGTGGACATGCTGTCCTCATCCCGGCGCAAGCTTGTGAAGCGCAGGGATGAGGCGGACCACCTGATGATAAACAAACTAAGGGCGATCATCGCGCAGGTGGATGCGTCGCTCCTCATAGCAAAGGAAATCCAAAGAGATGAACACGAAAGAAAGCGAACAGGTTCTAGCTGAGAGGCTAACCGTGATGGAGGCCACGCTGGTCGCCATCAAGCAGGAATTATTTGTCACAAGGAAACGCCTTGAGGACATCATGCTTGCGGTCAATGGCAAGCCGGATGCGCCGGTCATACCCGACGACCTCAAGGTGGACAGATCAGTCAAGGGCAACAAGCTTCCAGAAACCGTAGCCCGTCGCTACGCCGTATGGCAGCAGCAGCACCTCATGGGCATGAGCATCAGCGCGATTGCCCGTGCTTGGAAGTGCGACAGGCGCTCGGTCCAGTATGCCCAGAAAAACAACTGGCGGGCTAAATACGTTTAGGGAGGATATCAAGCCATGAAATTATGGAAGAACGAAACACCCGGTGTTCATCGCATCGATGACAATAACCTCTGGCCGCGCACAACCTATATGTTGCCCGACGAACTGACGGGCGAGCTATTCAAGACGTCGGTGCCGTGTCCGCATAAGATCAAGCCGTACTACCCGGGCCGCTCGACCGGAGGGGCAACCGCCGTGTACCGTGCCGGGGCGATCGGTGACGCAGTCATCACCACCGCGATCGTGCATTATCTTGTACAGGAGTCTGGTGGCGTGGTGGACGTATACGCACCCGCGCGCAACCTAGCCCTATATGCAGGACTAGGCGCCAGACTTCTTCCACTTCCGGCAACGCTTGAGGCGTGGGATTCGTATGACGCGCACGTACCGACCGACGACCTGTTCAGCGGTCAGGTTGGAAACACCAAGCTTGGTACAGGCCCGGGCAACTGTTATGACCGCATCTACACTTGGATGAATGCCGGCGACGTTGATCCAAAGTATAAGCGGCCGCACCTGTACTTGATCGAGCCGGACCACAAGGAATTGATCGAGATGGGCAAGTGGCCGATCAAGGGAGACTTCTTCGCCTACCACGTCAGCAGTTCCGGGCCTACCCGAACCTACCCGCCCAAGCAGGGACAGGAAGCCGTGCTGGCATTGCTCGAGGCTTTCCCCAATCACAAGGCGGTGATTATTGGGCTAGACAACTCAAACAATTTTAAGGTAGACCATCCAAGAGTGATCGACCTTTTCAATTCAACCAAGCAGTTCCGCTCGCTGTTCCCGATCGTGAGCAATGCGGATTTCGTCGTGGCGCCGGACAGTTCGATCAACCACGTCGCTGCCGGCTTGGACACGCCTTGTGTGTCCTTATGGGGCAGCTACCATCCTGATGATCGTATGACCTACTACCCGCGCAACGTGTCGGTGTTCAAGCCTGACACCTGCCCGCATAGCCCGTGCCGTCCACATGCGGGCTTGCCGCAGCAGATGTGCAAGGACGCGACCAACAAGACCAAGGGTACGCAATACTGGTGTAACGCGCTGCGTCATATCAACGCCCAAGACATCGTCGATGCGGCCAAGAAGGCGGTGGAGTTGAATGGATAATTTAATGCCGGAGTGGTGCGCAGGGAGATCCTGCGACGGGTTGTCCTCCTGAAGGTGTGTTCACCCCTTGAATCACCGGCATGCTTTTCAAATGACATGTAAACGAACGCACACATGATGTCGAAGAAACCAATAAAGAAAGGAAACACAAATGAAACTACCGAGCAGAACAGAGCAATTCATCCGTAACGGGGCGCAGGAAGGCGAACGTAACCAAGAGCTATTCCTCGCCGCACAACAAATCAGGGACGCTGGCGGCACCGAGGCCGAGGCGATGGCGAAGCTGTCGCCTGCGGCCGAGTCAAGCGGGCTGAAGGAGAGCGAGATCCGGGCCGCGATCACGTCGGCATTCAGGCGTAGCGCCCGCCAGCCGATCACGCCGCATAGTTATATCAATCCATTCAAGCCGCTCAAGATCGAGATTGAGCCTTGCCCCAAGCCTTCGGACAACTCCGATGATGTCCGCAAGTTTCTGTTGACCGCATTCAAGGAGGGGGAACGGATCTGCATCGTGGGCGCGGTCGGGCATGAGGATGGCGAGCGCCCCAACGGCAAGGGAACCATCATGACCCGGGAGGAGTGGCTGCATAAGTTCCATGCCGGGGTCGAGCTACCGGATGCGTACGTCGGTGCGTACGTATGCATCAATCCCGTGGGCGAGTCCCGCAAGGCAGAGGATGTAAAGGATTTCAGGCACGCCCTGATTGAGTTTGATAGCGGTACCATGGAAGAGCAGTGGGCGATCGTCAACACGCTCGAGTTGCCCTGCTCGGTCATCATCCATTCAGGCCACCGATCGGTGCATGCTTGGGTCAAGGTGGACGCCAAGAACGCGCAGGAGTATGCCGAGCGCGTTGCCTACCTGTACTCCAAGATGTCGCAGTTCGATATCGATCCCAAGAACAAGGATGCGTCCAGACTGTCCCGCCTCCCCGGGGCGCCGCGCAAACTGAAGAACGGCCATCAGGCGCTGCTCGCATCCAATACGGGCAGGTCTGGGTGGAGCGAGTGGAAGGCACACATGGAGACCATGAATCTTCCGCAGCCAACGCCGTGGGATGACATCCTCAACTTCGATGCCGGCTCGGACAACGACTGCCTGCTCGGCAACCGCTGGTTATGCAAGGGCGGGTCGTGCCTGTGGGTTGGCGGATCGGGCTTGGGCAAGTCAACGCTGTGCTTGCAGGCCATGATGACGTGGGCGCTAGGCAGAAGCTTCCTTGGCATCTCGCCCAAGAAGCCGCTGCGGTCGCTACTCATCCAAGCCGAGAACGATCTGGGCGACGTGGCGGAAATGGCTCAAGGCGTGCTGCGCCACCTCAAGGGTACGCTCAACCTGAACGAGGATGAGACCAAGCAGATTCTGGATAACGTGGTCATCGTCCGCGACTGTACCAAGACGGGACCGGAGTTCGCCAAGATGGCTGCGTCCCTCATCGGGCTGCACCGTCCCGACCTATGCTGGATCGATCCGCTCCTGTCCTTCATGGGCGGGGATGCGCTTGCCCAAGAGAACATGACCATGTTCCTGCGGCATTGCCTAAACCCGATCAGTGTGGCGACGGGTGTGACATGGATGGTAATGCATCACACCCCCAAGCCACCCAAGGAGGGGCAGGGGTCTACGATCCTCTACGATCTCGCCTACGCCGGGATAGGGTCAAGTGAGCTTACCAACTGGGCAAGAGCCGTGGTGTACCTTCAGGCAGTCAAGGAAGGGCATTTTAAGCTGTCCTTCCCCAAGCGGGGTTCCCGGGCCGCAATCCCGTGGCCGCAGGCCGACACTGACGTACACGCCAGTAAGTACGCTACCCACGTTTGGCTCAAGCATGCGGAGGAGTGGATGGCATGGGAGGAGTCTAACGGGCCAGAGAATACGGGCAGGGGCAGGCCAGAGGTGACCATCGAAAGGGCTATACCAGATTGGCCCAAAGGGGGTGGTTATGGTACCTGCATCGACCATATTATAGCGTCCGTGGCATGCTCGAAACGCAAGGCTCAGGAGCTATTCGCGGTCGCAAAACAGGACGGGACGATCACAAAGAATGGGGATGGCTGGGACATCACCCAGCTTTCGTAAGTCGTTGATAATGGTTTTTGCAGAAATGCGACTTACGCAAGATTTATGACCACCGCAACAAATGTTTCTGCGGTACCGCAACAATTCGCTTTTTGCCGCATACCGCAACTACCGCAA